GTCTGTCAATAAGCCCACCAATAACCTGATGCTCACTATCAAAAATCCACTTTGAAAATTCATCTGCTGCTAGGGAGTATTCTTTATGTTCACATAAGTCAATTATTTCGCTATATAAAAAAGCATCCCAGCCAATTGAATGAATGAAAGAAATTAAACCTTCTTTCATTGATAAATTTAAATCTAATTTAAGTTTGTCAAGCTGTTCTGCAATAATTTTGATTTCATGTTGCAGATATTCCTGGGCTTTTTCTTTTGTGCAACAATGTCCTTGTTTTACTTTTGAGCCATCAGGATAAAACTGTGTTCCATAACCTAAGGTATACGGATCTTTTCCTGTGTTTAGATCACAATATGCTTTCTCATTAAAACCTTCAAACGTTTTAATGATAAACGCTGCATTTTTGTAAGAACACATAAAAGACCCGCATATCTTAATACTATATATTATTTACCTTGTCCACGGAGTTTTTTTCTCCCGTGATTTGGCCGTGAATGTTTTCCTTGTCCTTGATTAGTTTTTTTAGGAGTTCCGACAACGTAGCCGCCACCTTTAATGTTTTTGCTCATAAATCAAGAGAAGCTTCACACATAATACTAAACAAAAATAGCTTCATGTGCTGCATTTTGACTTGTTCTTCTGCAGGTCTCGCTGGTGAACCAGGCCATTTTTCGATAGCATCACATACCGCTTGATACAATGTTCTGCAATCTTCTACACTAATGCTAATTTCTACATTTACCATTTGACTTTATGGCTCCAATAGCGTGCGCTCATTTTACTTGGCTTGCTATCTTGTGCATTATGTCTTGCATAGTATGACTTTTTACGTGCTTTGTCTTTGGCTGTTTTTGGATTTTTACCAGCGCCCTTAACTCCTTGTTGACCAAAACGAATTATCTTTTCTTTTCCATTGTCGCAAGCTTTCACAACGTGTGATTTAGTTTTATGATTGGGAGTGCGCTTAGGCTTATTACAAGCCATTTTATCTTTATTTAATTTAGCTGCTTTTGCAGCTTTTTTATGTTTTTCAGACATTATTTAAAGAATACACTATAATCCATATCACTAATATACTCGTCGTCATCTTCAGAATCATCATCCCCAAATAAGTCAAAGTAATTCCCAAAGTCTTCTTGTTCTTCTTGTTCATCTCTTTCAATAGCTGAATCAAAAACGTTGTCTCCTGTATCACCAAATAATGCACTTATATCTGCTAAGGCTTCAAAAGGATCTGTTGAAATTTCTTTTAGTTCAAGATCACCAGAAAGTGCTTGAGTTAAAAAATTTAAATCAGCTCGGTCTACATCATCTGGCATAAAGTCATTATAAAAATCATCGGCAGTGCCTCCATAGCCATAGTCTTTAAATGTTTTAAATAAAATGTCTATGTCTGGATCTTCTAGATCTTGTTTATCTTCTTCTCGTTGAATATAACTAACACCTAATTCTTCTTGTGTTGGTGTACGTCCTTTTTCATTTAAATATTTAATACCTTCTCTGTATGCTTTTGCATCACTTGATTGCAATGTTTCAATAATTAATTCTCTAACAGCTTCAATTTCTGTTGTGTAGTCATCAATACCATAAAGCTCTAATAATTCTTTCCAGGCTGGATCGTTTTCATCAGGATTAATTCCTTCTAATAAAGCATCTGCAAGTTCTTCTGGTGTTGTAAATTCCGAAAATACATTACCATCTAATGCGATTGTTTCTTGTTCTAACAAGGGCACCAAATCTTCATTTGCTTGATCTTTAATATCTTTATATGTAATTGCATCACGAGCAGGGTCAAAACCATAGTTTTGTCCAACTACTTCATAATGTAATCTTGCAAATTGATCTTCTTTGCTTAAATCAATACCATAGTAATAAGCATAATCATTCCAGGTAATCCCCTGTGGATAAGCATTAGATACGGTGCCTTCAATTACAGCATTACCATTATTTTTCGCTTCATTCCAATCGGCTGCAACTTTTTCTGCTTGTAAAACATAATCTTTATATTTTGCATCATCTTCTGCCCAACCACTGTTGTCTCCTGCTAAAGGATTCATATAAAAACTAGCTTCAAAAACTTTATCTTCTGCTTTATAAATATCGTTCAGCCTTTGTCTTGCATATTTTGCAGCTACGTCTGTAAGAGCTGTTAAACCTGTTTCGGTTTGTAAAATATTTTGTTCGTTTGGATCAAGCGAATCCATATATGAAATAAATTCATCCATGGATTTTGATTGGTCAAACCTAGGTTTTAAGTAATCTTCAATAAAAGAATTTTTAAAATCTTCTTCTAATAAATAAAGACGATTGTATTTATTTTCTACTTCACCTGTTGGATTTCCATCTTTATCTAAAACAGGTATGGTTTCCGAAAAAGCTGCCATGGCTTCTTCTTTGGTTGTGTTTTCGTCTAATCCATAACGTCTCATTAATTCGCGCCAACTTTCAGGATCGGCTTGTCGCAAAGCCTCTTCTTCGCTTAAGACTGGATCAAGACCATATTTCTCCATTAAATTTTTCCATTCCTTCTTTACTGCTCCTTTCTCATTTAATCTTGTCGTATTACTAACTTCTTCTTTAAATTTTTCGTAATTGCTAACAGCTTTTGCAGGATCTAATTCTTCTATTGTTGCTTGTATTTCACTTTCAATTGTGGCAAGATTTTTATAACGTTCTGTAAATTCTTCTTCAAACCATTTTTCCCAGTTAAAAATTACACTGTTGTTAGATATTCCTGTAACACCTGCTAATTGGCTTTCTAAATTTTCTTGTACTTCTTGTGCGTCATATCCAAGAAGAGATAAGTAACCACCTATTCCTGAATCTCCTAAAATAGAATTTGCAATACTTTCATTTGCACTAAAAATTTCATCGTATCCAGGTATACCTTGAAGCATATTAAGTTCACTTTCTTGCTTCTTAACTTCTTTTAATTTGTCATATGAAGTTTTAAAAGCATCTAAAGCAAGTTGTTGAAACTGATCTTGTAATTCTATATTTTTAGTTCCATATATATTAAAGACACTTGAACCAACAGCACTCGTTCGAGCGTTGTTTAAAAAATCTGTATTTAAAACAGGTGTCTGTGATGCAATCTGGGGCTGATCTGTTCTTTTTAGTTCTTGTTCATAAATAATCTCTCCTGCTTCATTTCGCAAAGGCTCCCCATTTCTATCAAGACGTGGGATAGGATTGCCTGCTTCGTCTAATGAGTTGATATAAATAAGATTTCCATTGGCATCTCTTTCGGGTTCATAAACAATATTGCCGTCTTCATCTGTTTTATATTCAATTTCATATACAAGTTTAGGTATGGGTATTGGATTTCCTTCATCATCTAGGATTTGATTTCCTTCTTCATCTGTTGCATATAATGTATTTCCTTCTTCGTCTGTTTCGTAAACAGGATTACCTTCTTCATCTGTTTCATATTGAAAAATCTCAACTTGTTTTGGCCTGGGAGTTTGTGCTCCTGTTTCAGGGTCTATGTCATAGATAATATTTCCTGCTTCATCTCTTTCAAAGAAATCAGATGTGCCTCCAGAGGGATCAATACCAAATTCTAAACTGTCTTTAAATTCTTGATATGTCTGGGTTGCTGGG